TAAGCGTGATTTGTATTGGGTGGTAAGCACGGAGACTGGAATGAAACATTCAAAAGAACCCCTTCCGAAGGCACGAGCCGAAGCCCAAATGAGAGCCTTGTATTTAGCGATGCGAAAAGAGGGTGGTATGTGTTGCTCCAGAACGGCTACAAGTGTAGCCAAAGACCCATATGATACGAATTTCATTGAATTATTCGGCAAGACCAAAGAAGAAAAAGAATATATTAAAAAAGTGGATAATCTTGGGTATGATGCCATAGAATGGCTACACGACAATGACAAAGACATTGATAAAAGAGTTGTTGAGGATATGTTATTGTATGTATATGATTCTAATCGTGCTAAAACTCTATTAGACAATAAGGCACTACCAACCCATTTCAACTGGCAAGAAATCTATGATACAGTAGTCTCTCCAGATTGGCACTACGACGATAGAGGAATGGGAAGAGTGCGTGGTGGGACACATCGTCAGAATTTCTTGAAGGCTAATAAATTAGAGGATAAGTCCTATAATTTAAAAGAGTTGTCTAAGATTTCAGCCGTGCCAATGAAGACTTTACAAGCAGTATATGATAGAGGGATTGGGGCTTATAAAACCCAGCCGTCTTCAGTCCGTCTCAAGGGTTCTTATGTTAAGGGCGTGAATGCTCCAATGTCAAAAAAACTCTCCAAAGAGCAATGGGCGACGGCACGAGTTTATAGTTTCTTAGATGGCAATCCCAAGCACGATAATGACTTGCGTGGTGGAGCGTGGTATGATATATTCAATCCACAAAAGGTTATTAATGAGTTTGTTAATCCAGATTCTATTGTCCGTAGTCGTATTGCCGATGTATCTAAGGGAATCCGTAAAGGGTTGCCACCTTCTGCCCGTCGCACAATGGAACAATACGGCAACGAACCAATCAAATCTATAATGCTTCGTAGAGAACCCATTCCGTCCAGATTAAATAATGTAATAGATTTGATTACATTAGGAGAGTGGAGCAAGGCACAGTCAGCCGAAAATTACGATAAAATTTTCCACTTAGGGATTATATTAACTTTAGAAAGCGGGAAAGAAATTCTTGTAGAAAAGAACCAAGTCATTAACATAGGCAATCCGAGACCATTAGAGAAGGATTCAGAGACACTTAATCTACCTCTATTACTAAGTCCCACGACACTAAATCAATTTATAGCAAATGGAGCTGCCGTAAAGGGCGATGACTTCTATAGATACGACCCATTCGCAAATAATTGTCAAGATTTTGTGGCGACTTTATTGGAGGCAAATAGAAACTATCCACGAACTGCGTCAGATTTTGTCAAACAGCCCGTAGAGAATATTCTACAGAAATTGCCAGTCTGGACTAAGCCAATCACAAAAGGTATAACCGATTTGGGGGCTATTGCTAATGTAGCATTAGAAGGAGCGGGACACAATAAATTCAAGGCACAACTAATGAAAGCCGGGCTGAGTCCTTCAGTGTATTTGAAAAAAGCACAGAAGAAAGCAAAAGATGCCGGTTATGGTAATGGAGCAAAACTATTAGGATTTGCTACTGATGGCGTTCATAAATTAGCGATGCCTAACGAAGACGGAAAGATGGCTCTCTTCGGAAGGGTGGGATATGGAGACCATTTGATTTACTCTCATTTGGAGAGTGCTGGGAAAGTCCCTCAAGGGACGGCTTCAAAGAAGCAGAGTGTGTTTCAGAAATCGCATTCCCAGATACAAGGAGACTGGAAGAAGAATCCTTTTTCACCGAACAATCTGGCTTTGAAGATTCTGTGGTAGTCCTCTTAATACCATACCACTTCTCACAGAACACACACATAAATTTAGACGAGCCGTGCTGACATTCACCCTCTTTGGGTAATGAGAATGCTACATTCCCATCACCGAAAGTGCCACTCAAAGTGCGATTGTATTGAAGGGGAGTATTTTTCATAGTTTCAACTATATTTGCCTCAATCGGGAGAGTGTATAGATGTTTAATTGTTGCGATGTATGGGGTAGGGTCGGACATTCTAATCTGTAACTATAATATAGTTTTAATTAAAATGATTGGCAAAATCTAACCTATAATCGTCCAAGTATAACGAGAACCGGCATCAATCGTATAGCCACCACCAGCACCACAAGCAACCTCTACGAAAGTGCGTCTGGCACCCGCACCGCCTGGTGCTGAAAAACGGAACTGAGTGCCTAAGTTTGCGACATTTCCACCAGTTAGAGAAACTACTCCTGTTCCAGCCCCTGAATTGACGGGAGGCACTACAAAGCACTCCACGACTGAGGGAAATCCAGAAGGATTTACGGGTGAAATTGTTCCAACAAATGAGAGAACGACATATACTGGCTTAGCAAGAGTAGCAATAGCGTTGTTAAAGTCAGTTAGAAACACAAATACGCCGTTTGGGATTGTTCCTGGGACGGTTGAAGAGCCAGTTAATACCTGAGGAGTAGATAGAACACCGCCCACATTAAGAGTTCCCGTAACAGTTGCTGAAGGAGCAGTGAGAGGAGTAAGAGCAACAACGCCTGTAGGTGTCACACTAAGCGAAGCGACACTTCCAACACTCACTAAAACATTCGGCGTTCCCTGATTGGCAAGGTAAGCACCAGTGCCAATGTTAAGTTGGCTTGTTCCAAGAATATTTACATTACCATTGGCTGATACATTACCAACGACTGTGAGATTACCAGCAACCGTCTCATTGCCACCAACATCAAGGTCTCCACCGATTGTCTCTCCACCACTAATCTGAAGACCAGCACCACCAAGTTTGAGCCCCGCCGCCACAAGAACATTCTGATTCAGAGACCCGCTGAAGTTGCCATCGTCTAAAACTACGGAAGCCATCTTCTATTATAATTAATACACCGAAAAAAAATCGCCGTATTGATTATTTTTGAAAATCTCATTTTTGGAAATTTACATTAGCCGGGCTGAGAGACCACGGCGACGACCACCAGTGGCATCACCGCCCGTTCCAGCACCCGTGCCGTAGCCTACCGCTCCAAGAGCACTCTTTACCTTACCCATCGTGCCAGTGTCTGGCATCATATTCTTAACGGCTGAAACACCGGGCTTTGTGGCGTGATAGACATCTTTCGCCTTTGAAAGAACATTCGCAAGAGAGCCGAACATTCCAGCACCACCAACATAACGCTGGAGCATATCACGAGTGCCCTGAGGAGCAAGAGGAGCAGATATAATATCTTGTTCGGAGAGGACACCCTTGATGATGCGTGATGAGCCACGGATTGACTCAAAGAAGCCAGAGTTCGCCGTAATTACGAATAACTGAACGCCAGACTGGGCGACACCAGAAGTATTCTTAATCTGGAGATTGAACTGGAAAGTGAAATTACCTACAAGTGATGGGGCTTGTCCCGTCTGTAGCGTAATATCCTGAGAAGGCTTGAGAACAAGGAGACCACCAACAAGGGGAACACGACCACAAGCACCACCGCCAAAGTTCTGGCTGGACCCGCCAAGTGTGCCTTGCTGGAGAGCAGACCCCATATGAGCCTCGCCAACCCAAGTGTTCCAGTCCATATCAAGACCGTTCTTGACTGACATAGCGTATAACTGCTCGGCAGTCTGAGATGAGAGGAGACCGGAGAAGTTGTCAAAATTGACCGTTAGAGGAGCAGTGACATTGTCGGCTGATGTCGCAACGGGGAAATAAAAGTCACCTTGGGTGTTCGCAAGTGTCGTAGGGTTGGGCTTGACATAGATGATAAAAAGGTCGGGAATCTGGGGAAGCGTGATTGTCTGTGACTGAATCTGAGCCACCGCACCAGCGGGGATTGGACCGCCTTGGTATGCCGTGATGTAGCGTGGGAACTCCATATATGGCACGACTGACTTGGGAGGGAGGGGGACATCAAGTGAAGGCGTTAGGAACTGGCAATTTACACGAGAATTAGCGAAAGAGCCGGAACTTGATGTGGCGTTATACTGAAGTGCTGAAATAGAACAGCCGAACTTCTGTGTGCTACGAACAAGGCGTGTAGGGGCTTGGAGATTCATAATTAACTGAATGTTGTTGATGCCGAAAAGACCCGTGTCCCATTCGTGGCAGTCGGAGAAGACAAAAGGAGAAAGAACAAGTTTCTCCGTTGAACCCCAGCGGAAATAGAGTTGGTAATTGACACCAGCAACATTGCCGAGGGAATTCCAAGCGGGAGAAACGGGGGCAGTGCCTACAACGGGATTAACGGCAGACCAAATCTGTGTGCCATATACAACTAATGAACCAGCGGGGTAAGTAGAACCCGTTCTCCAGACATAAGGAACACAAGGTGAGCCGTTGAGTGAGATATAGTTCGCACCAGCGAAGGCTGGGGGGGCAACACCAGCCGTATTCGCAGAAGGAGCGGGAAGGGGGTTGCCCTGAGGGTCAGTGTAGATTACATTGAGGAAAGCACCGTTGGGTGTCTCAGCATAATCCGCTTGGCTCTCATAACCAGCAAGAGGGTTATTGACCGCACCAGCACAGTCATTGTAAGACTGATACTTGTCTAACATTGTCGGGCAAGTCCGCTGGAGACGATTCTTCTTATAATCCGTTAGGCGTAGAACCTCCTTGAGAACATCTTGTGAGTTAATCACGCTTGTCGTGTCGTTAATCGTCGCCGTAAGCGTGGAGCAAAGGGAGTTTAGCGGGAACGCACAAAGAGCACAGTCACGACCCCACTGAGCGAGGGGCGTGGTCTCTGGGGGCTGAACGGAAAGCGTCGCAACCATTGACATATAGACAACACTGCTCCACTCCAAGGCTCTATCAACATACACATTCTCGGAAGGAACATAGATGTTGTATGTGTGCTGGGACTGGGTGGCGGCGATGGCATTGAAAGGGGCATTCGTTAGAGATAAAGCACCCTTCTCAACGGCATACTTCGGGCGACTCTGGACGATGCGGGAATCAAAGACGGCGAGTTTCTCAATGTCAGCACTCATCTTCTATTATAAT